AGAACTTAGAGACCTATTCTTTTACTTTGAATCATTAACCGCCCCCCAAACACTATTTAGAGATGTCAGCCTTAGTGCTGCAGTATCATTTTTACTTGACTCTATTGGATTCTCTAACTATTCTTTTAAAAGAGTTGCTGGAGAAGTAGATCTAGTTATTCCGTTCTTCTTTATTCCAACAGATAAAAACATTGCAGAAATATTACAAGACCTTGCTAGGTCCACTCAGACAGCAATGTTCTTTGATGAGTACAATAACTTTATTTGCATGAGCAAGTCTTATATGATGCCAACAGAAACAGAAAGAGCATCTGACGTTACGTTATCAAAAGAATTTAATATTATTGATGTATCTTCAAAAAATAATTCAGTTTATAACAATGGATCTCTTAATTACGAGACAAGGTCAATACAAAAAAACTACGGATCAATCAAACAAGCAAGCCTAATTGATTCTGATAAAACCTGGATATACAAGCCAGTTCTTTTATGGGAAGTAACTGGAACAGAAAATACAAAAACGTCTACTGGCCAAATAACAAACCAGTCAGACTACACCCTCAGCGCAATACCCTTAAATTCAAACCTATCGACTACAGTTCCATATGTAAAAAATAATACAGTTGTTGATAATATTATTGACTTTGGAGAAGGAGTTTATTGGATATCAAGATATAATGGATACTTTTACTCTAATGGAGAAATTATTAAATATGATGCTGTAGAGTACAGCGTCTCTGGACAAGGAAATGTTTGGATATCTAGCACACAAGAGTATTCTAATTATTTTTCTAAAATATCTTTTAATGGAAAACTTTATCCAACTGGAAGAGTTAGAATCTATTCTCTTCCTAAATATGAAACTGTACAAGGTGTTTTAAAATTAAAAAACGGAGTAGTTGAAGAACATGGTCGTGGACAGTTTGGCACCGCTATTGTTGCACACAATGCAACCATATCAGATCACTGGCTAGACGCAGCCAACGTAAGAGGTTGCGATATGAATTCAGACTACTTATTTAAGACCGATTATGGAGTAGCAACTGGCACTGTTGCTGCAGCAGGAGTAAATTCTGCTACTGCTCAAAAAAGTGGAAGAACTAATATAATTAAAAACTTTTTATCAACAACATTTGTAGATGAAAAAACTATTAACTCAATAAGATCAACACAAACTGGAACAGTTCAGTCGTCAGCATTTATTTTATCTGGCCCAAGTTTTTCTGCACAAGAAACTCCAATTAACTTTTTGTCATATGTTAAAAAACCATTAACAGATAAGTTTAAACATTTTGGAACAAGAATGAGAATTATTGGAAAAGTTGAAAGTGGTCTATCTAATTCACAGTCAGCAGTTGGAAATACAACGTACTATGTTGTTCCAGGAACTACACCAGATAAAAATATTAACATTTCAGGAGGATCTGGTGGGCTTGCAGTTTTGTTAAACCCAGAAACAAATGTGGGATACTATTTTGAAATTATAGCATTGGGATCAAATAATATCAGTTCTAATTCAAAAGCAAATGTAAACAATATTATGTTTTATAAAATACAAAAAGACTCATCTAGTGATAAAGCGGTTCCAATTAAACTTTGGGAAGGCCTAGGTAATATAATTGTAGACAATGGGTTATTTACTGGTCAATATAGAATGGCGTCTGAACAGAACCCAACAGTTTATGATCTTGCAGTTGAGTATATAGATATTGGAAACATTAGAAGGTTTTACTTATATATAAACGGGGTATTAATAAAAACCGTTGACGATGCATCTCCACTACCAACATATAACAACATGGCTTTATTTACTCGTGGCTCATCAAAGATGATGTTTGAAAATATATATGCGTTAACAACAAACTATAGTCAAAACACCTCCAACATTCTTGAAACGCCAGTTCAATCTGTATATGGGGATGATGCTGTGGATGTTCATGAGTCATTTAAAAAATATGCCTTAAGTGGTATGATTCAAAATACTTATCTTTCAGGTATTGATCCATCACAACCACCAAAATATAATATATACTTTGAAGAGTTTGGAACAATCATGAGAGAGTGTGCAACATTTAATGTTAAATATGATAAGGCTTATCCAGCGCTTTACGCAAAACTATCTCCAACCTTTAACTCATTAAAAACATATTCGGTATCTGGATTCAGGGCTGGATCGTACGGCGCTGAGTTTATGGTATTTAATGCAACAGATACTGCAATCAGTTTAGATTCATCAAGTGGAAACTATTTAAGAATACAGGGTGTAACATTTACGCAGCAAAGTGCTAACAAATTGACAGTCGATGAATTTTTTAATAAGGGCAGTGATTTTTCTGATCCACAGTTTGCTGGCTCAAATCTTGTGTCATCTCCATTTAAAGTAAAGAAACAATATGAAGGAATTAAACTAAGTAGAATGCTTCATGGTAATAAAGATTTTTCTTTAGATGTTCCCTATGTTCAATCTTCAGACGAAGCAAACTCTTTAATGTCCTGGCTAACACAAAGAATTATGAAACCTAGAAATTCTATTGGACTTAAGATTTTTTCATTGCCAACAATGCAACTAGGAGATATTGTAAAGATTGATTATTTAGATAATAATATTGATGTCTTAGACTCAAAAGATAAACGATATGTTGTATATAGCATAGACTATACTAGATCTATAGCAGGTCCAGAAATGACAGTATACTTGGGGGAAATATAATATGGCAGTAGACGCAACATCATCAACACCTACAACTAATAGCGCAACATCTCAAGGTGCTGTAAAGATACCAACACCAGATCTGGTTCTTTTTAATACTGCCCCAATGCCAATTGAGGTAATGAGCGATTTAATATTTGAAGATATTGGCGGTATAGAGTTACTAAGCCTATCAAGATCAGACATGGTAAATGGACAAGATATATTGTATTCTCCAATTAGGAATTTAAGTAGTATATTCTTTCAGTACAACCCACTAAACCTGATTGCTATGCAAGGAACAATTCAATCAACATTTGATGCCTTTCCTATAAAGTTTGAGCAGTATGTTCCTGAAAATGGCAATGGACCAGACGGGGCTTCTGTCTATATTGATAGTGCTACTGGGGACCTAATTATCAATGTTGTTAATTTAGGAAATGATGAAAATGTTCGTGTTGAAATACAGGTAAATGGAACCAAGTATAATGATACAATATATAGGGCGGGATAAATATGATAACTAATACTGGCAAAAACATACTAGCAAAATACCTTATAGGGCAGGCACCAGCCTATGCCTCATATATTGCTATAGGCTGTGGACCAAAACCTGTTGATACTGCTCATATATTTACAACACAAGAAATATCTAATATGAGTAACAAAACTAGTCTTGACTTTGAAATGCAAAGAGTTCCAATTACATCTAGGGGTTACGTAAAAGAAAATGGCGTATCTAAAATTGTGTTTACTGCAGAACTAGATTCTACCCCAAGATATGAGATATCAGAGGTTGGTGTTTTTTCTGTTGGATCTAATACTGCAAACGGAGCCTACGATAGTAAATCTTTATTTTCATTTGCTAATAATGAAAACTGGAAACTCTACAGTCCATCATCTGGCTCTGGAACAATTACAGAGATTCCACAAATTCTAGATCCACTTAGCACTAATGCGGTTACAAATGCTGTAACAAATAATATTCTAGGATCATATAATGTTGGCGTAAGCGGGGCGCTTGTTGAGTGTCCAGTAATAAAGACAAGTGCAGAAAACACTATCTTTAACTCAAGCGTAAGAATTGCAAGAAATGAAAGATCTAGATTTTTAAATGAAACAGTTTTGGTGCGGGGAGATTCTGCAACAATAACAAAAACTGGCACAAGACTTTTAGCATCTGCGACATCTAAGTGTTTAATATATAATGGTGTATCTATTGACCTTACAAGAAACTCATCAGTGGATGAACTAAAACTTGCTTTCTCAATTGTTAATAAAAATGAAACTGGACTAGATCCAGAAAAGTTTAAGATCATTTTGGAGTTTGCATCAACAGACGGAACGCAAACAGCAAGGATGGAGATAGACTCAGACGACATGTCCATAGATCTTTCTTTAAATAGATATTTTGTTGTAACAAAACAGTTACAGGAACTATTCTATAATTCTGGTCTAACCCCATTTTCCTGGAACTCTGTAAACTTAGTAAAGGCTTATGCTTCAGTATTTAGAAAAAACTCAAGCAATGCCTACGTTGTTTCACCAGACTACTATGTATCTTTTGATGGACTTCGCTTAGAGAATAAATCGACATCAAATCCACTCTACGGACTTACTGGATACTCTGTTGTTAAAAATGTAGACTCAAAACCAATTATTAAGCAGACATCCTATTCTGGCTACATAGAGTTTAGATTTGCCATAGAGGTACAATAATGGCAACGCCAGATCCAGGGATTAAAAGTATAATTATTCAAAAGAAAGATCTACCAGCATATGACGGAAAAAATAGTACATACACAATAAGATATAAAATAGTTTCCTCTGACGGAAATAGATCATCTCATTGGTCCCCACAAAGATCTCTTCTTGTTACAAAGCCAAGCAATGTAAACTTTAATGTTGCAGAGTCTGGTCCAAATGTTGTATGTGTTTGGGATCACATTTCTGGACAATCATCTGAGAAGTTTGATGTCTATGTAAAATGGTATGGAGATACATCTTGGAAGTTTATTACAACAGTATCTTCTCCATATTTTGCTATGTTAAAAAAGTTAAATCCTGTAAGCATACAGGTTGCTGTTCAGCAAGAAACATATCAAAAACAAAGATTTGCTACAGCAACGTTGTGGGAAAGTGCCATTATTCCATTGTCCTAATGGTATAATTAAGTATGGCAAAAATACCCCTACCTGAGCGAGGTCAACCTTTAGACGTAACATATGTCTACCAGATGGCTAATGCTATTAATGATCTTGCATCTGCAATTTCCCCATCAACATATAAGTATGTAACTATTGATGCAGGTTCAGCAGGAAAGCAAAGCGTAAGAACTTCAGAGGCAAGAATTATTGGTGGCTATGTTTCTATTAATAATAATACATCTGTAACTGCTTCAGAAGAAAAAGATTTTTCATATGACTTTTCAACAGATTTTAAATATGCTCCAATAGTTGTTGCAACTGTTGTGAATGCGGGAGGAACCGATGCTGGCCGTGATATGTCAGTGATCATCAAGCCACCATCTACTAACAAAGTAGAGGGGTCTGTTAGATTTAACAAGGGTGGTATCGTAACCGCTGGAGTTAATCTTATTATCATCGGCATACCAAATTAATGCTGAGATGCTTAAAATGCAAAGGCAGAATGTTCTTAGACAGAATATATTCATCTCCAATGCATCTCGAATCATATTGTATGCTCTGTGGATCTAGAAGGTTTTTTAATCCACCTAACAGTTCGGAAGAGGGAAGATGGCTACTAAAAAAGGAACTACAGAGGTCGAAGGCTACAATCTCCTCCCTGTAATTCCTGGCAATAAAAAGGTTTGGTTTTTAAATAAAGATCTTGTTCGTATACATCATTATAACCAATCCAATGGGATAATGTCTGTTTATAATATCACTAAAGATCAAATCGAAAGTTGTTTAATTAGTGATTTTAAAAATAAAAGAGAGAGAGCCTATACGGTAGGCCAGACTGCTGATTTAGTTAATCGTCATAAAAAATATATGCCATCATTAATGAAACGAGGAGTCATTCCATTTCCTACAGGATCACAAAAAGGCGGGGACAGAGGATGGCAAGTAAGATCATACTACTCAGAATCCCAAGTAAGAGAGATAAGAGATATACTTGCTACGCATCATATTGGCAGACCAAGAAAAGATAATCTTATTACAAATGATATTACCCCTACACAAGCAGAGTTGACAAGACGCATGGGAGACGGTATACTTACATATACAAGAACAGAAGACGGAAGATTCATACCAATCTGGAAGGAAACACTCTAATTAAATACACAATAGATGAAAATAATAAAGAGTTCCTATTAGATGAAACAACTAACTATCAGGTAATGATGGAGTGGGAAAAGCCTTATATGGAGGCGCTAGTTGACACTCTAAGTCCATTTGGAGATGTACTTGAGGTTGGCTTTGGCATGGGATACTCCGCATCTGCAATTCAAAAATATAATATTAAGTCACATACAATTATTGAAAATAATCCAGAGGTTCTTAAAAAACTTAGGGTTTGGGCACAAGATCAAAAACATGATGTAATTATTATTGAAGACTCTTGGCACAATGCAATTAAAAATATTGGTAAGTTTGATTGTTTCTTTTTTGATGATTCACCAAATAAAGATACATTTGGAGATTTAGATAAATATCGTTTTTTTATATTTTATTACAGTATTTTAAAAAACAATGTAAAGCCTGGGTCACGTCTTTCGTGGTTCTGTGGCGATCCAGGGTACTTTATAGTTCACCCAGAGACCGATTACTTTTCTTCTGAGTTTGAAGTTGAAATTCCAGATAACTCTAGGTACATTAATGATAAGATAAAGAATAAACAAACTATGTATTTAACATTAGTTAAATTTAAAAATGGCACTGCAAAAGAAATAGTCCCATTATTTTTGGGTGAAGGTTTTCAACTAATGAAAATCTCTCAGTTTGACACAAACCAGTAAGTCTGGTATCCTGTATATATAACCTTCGAAAGGGGCAGTAAATGCAAAATGAAGAAACCAAAGTATCTGTAACACTAGGATACACACTTAACCTTGGTAATTTCCAATCACTCAGACTTGATCTTGGTGTTGTAGAAAATCGCAAGAATGGTGAAACAATTGACCAGGCTTTTGAGCGTGTGTACAAGTTTGTTGAAGACAAATTGACTTCTAAAATTAACGAAGCAAAGTCTGAAATAAACGAGTAATGGCCGAACGCAAAGACCGAATGGCTTTGCTTTCAAGATACAGTAAGTATCACACAGCAAGGTACGAGTCAAAACCATCATTAAATTTAAACGTTGAGCAATGGGCTTCTGACGCACTTGTAGAGTCCTACGGAATAGGAGAATGCTATGATTTACTTGAATACTATTTTAGTGTTGCTTCCTCTCCTTCTTGGAATTACTTTGCATACAATGCAGAAAAAATATTACAAGCAAGACTAGACAAGAAAAAAGACGACAAAGAACGATTAGAGCGCAGAGCAAAAGCAAAGGAGTGGCTAAGTGAGTAATACAGAATCAAAGTTAATTTCTGCAGTATTAAAAGACAAACAAGCCCACGTTCTGCTTCAAGCCAACATTGATTCAATTCTCAGAACCCACGGAGACATCTGGACATTTATTCGAAAGTACTTTGAGGCTAATGGATCTACTCCGCCAATCAGTTTAGTTGTAGAGAAGTTTAGAGATTTTATCCCAACAGAAGAGATTGGTGCAACAAAGCACCACCTAGAAGAGTTACGTGCAGAGTATTTAACAGATAGCCTTAAAGACATAATTAGGTCAGCAGCATCTGATGTTCAGTCTGGTAATGGACCAGAGGCTTTAGACTCTTTAATTACATCTACATCAGCATTAAAAAAGAATACGTCCGCAATCCGTGATATCGATGTTACTGACCTAGAGTCTGCAGTAGCATATTTTGAAAATGTAAAGAAGATGCAGGCTTTGGGACATGTAGGCATTAAGACTGGTCTTCCTGGTTTTGATAACTACCTTCCAGCAGGAATCATGCCAGGGCAGTTGGGAGTCTTCCTTGCATACCCAGGTATTGGAAAGTCCTGGTTGGCTCTCTACTTCGCTGTACAAGCCTGGAAACAGGGTCGTAGCCCCATGGTCATCAGCCTTGAAATGAGTGAGACAGAGGTTCGTAACCGTGTGTTTACTATCATGGGTGAGGGCCGTTGGTCACATAGGAAAATTAGTAATGGAGAAATTGAGATTGACATGCTTAAAGAGTGGCATGCAAAGAATCTTCAGGGAAAGCCAGAGTTCCAT